GAGATTAAGAAAGGCGGTGATGTCAGCGTTGCCACAGTGACAAAGCAGCGTGAGATGGAGATATCTGGCGAGTTTGCGTTTAAATTAAAAGTTGTAGAAATCGGCACAAACCAGCGCGGGAAAACAATTACCAGCTGCGTAGTCGTAGAAGCAGACAAGGCTGAGTCAGACCGAAAAAAGCGCAAGCCTCGAGGCGCTAATCAAAAGATATTATTAAAGGCGATGATTAACCTTGGAGCTGGCGGTGATCTTCAAGACAACAGGCTGGGTTTGCCGATAACATGCAAGGGATTACCGATTGATAAATTTTTCGAGCTGTCAAAGGGCAAGATTAGCTGTGATGCGCGACACAAAAGATCGCGGTTTAATGATGCGATCAGCTCACTTGTCGCAGATGAATTTATGGGGCTCGAGAACGAATTTTTATGGCTGGTTCCCAATGGGTAAGCGCAGTAGTTTTCCAAGGATTGAAAAAGATTTTTATCCAACGCCTTACAAGGCGGTTATTCCTTTACTGAACCATCTCCCAGACAGTGTACGCTACGAAGAGCCCTGCTGTGGAGAGGATGATCTTATTTGGCACTTAGGAAGCGCGGGACACATTTGTATTAAAAAGGGCGATATTATCACAGGCCAAGACGCGCTCGATATTACAGATACGCAAGCGGATTACTTTATAACCAATCCCCCTTGGTCTTTTAATATTCTGAGCCCTTTAATTGCGCAGTTATCGCAGCTTGCACCGACATGGCTCTTACTGAATGCTGATGTTATCCATAATAAACGCATGGCAAAACACATGCGTTATTGCATAAAGGTTGTTTCAGTCGGGCGCGTGTCATGGATGGGAAACAAAAAAGCAGGGTTTGAAAACTGCGCATGGTTGTTATTTGACGCACAAAAACCAGCTCAAACTTTGTTCTTTTCTCGTAGCACCGAAAGCACCGAAAGCACCGTTTCGGTGCTCAACGGTGATCGGGCAGTTAGCACCGAAAGCACCGAATTGTCTATAGACATTCGGTGCGCGGGTCTAACGAAACTGCACCGAATTGGGGGTTTTGCGTAAATGGGGTTAAAACAGGATCGAGCAAGGGATATTATCGATGAGGTTCGAGATGTTGCAGGGTTAGCCGGATTGTTTTTTGAGGCAGCTGAGACAGAAAAAAAGTTGCCGAGTGTTAGGCGGTTAAGTGTCAAGAGTTGCTGGCCCGATTATGCACCTGATCCTAATTTAAGTTTTGGTTACAATGAAACAGAAACGAGGTTACCAAAAGCTACGCCTCGTGAGATCTCGCGTTATGATATGGCGTTGGATGTTGGCATGTTGCTCGAGGTGTCAGACCGAAAATTGCTTTGGGCATCTGTGCATTCAGCTGCGCGGAGACAACGTGGTGTTGCGTGGAAGAAAATTGGTCGGCTAATGAATATGCACCCCGAGACAGTTAAAAGAAGGTTTGATCGAGCTGTGTTGGAGCTGTGGTATAAATGTAATAAAAGCTTACGTTGACGAACCGTGCGAAATAAGCGTAGAATTTTTTAAAGTTGCATATTTGTGTGAGCGCGTTGGTTTTTTTCATTTCCCAGCGGGCTCATTTTTTTTGAGGAATCGTTATGCCTAAAGGTTTATATTATAATATTAATAAACGCAAAGCATCTGGAACATCGCGTCCAAAGAGCAAATCAACCATCTCTGCAAAATCTTACAGTGCGATGAAAGCTGGTTTTCCAAAAAAGAAGCCTAAGAAATAATGGCTAAGAAACCGCGTCTTAATAAATCACAGTTTCAAGAAATTTTGAAACGGTTAGCGGATGGTGAGAGTTTAACTAAGATTTGTGATTACTCAGATCACTTACCAAGTTATCGAACTGTTTTGCGTTACGTTCAAGACAGTGACGATGCTTACTATGAATATCGAAAGGCTCGAGCTCTCCAAGCTGAATTGTTGCGTGATCAAATTGTTGATCTAGTTACAGCTCCATTGCCTAATGATCCTAAGTTAGCAATGGCTGAAGTTGGAAGGCGAAGGCTCGAGGCTGACTATAAGGACAAGTTAGTTCGACAGTTACAGCCATTAGGATTGCGTGATCGCAGAGAAGACACTGTTGATAGTGGAGCTGGTGAGATTGTTATTCGCTGGGGTGGTAATACATTGCAAGAAACTATTCCATTGATTGAAGCTGAAGAGCTAACCGAATAACCTGTGATGATGACAGGCATTGTCACAGCTCGCGCGCGAAGAAATAAAAACAAAGCAAGAACATTTATAAACATTGCGAATATTCTGCGAACGTTGGTAGGTAAGTTATTGATTTAATTGGATTGACCTTTAGGTTACAAACCTAATCCTCAGACCGATAGGGGTGTATTTTCAATAAAAGACCCCCCCCACCCCCCCTTGATTGGGGCGCAGTGACGTAGACGTATAATGGGTCAGAAAGTGAGGCGCTGTGTCTGTCTCTAAGACAAACAACAAAACGACAGTAATCGAAATACCTTATGTGCCTCGGCCTTTACAGCTCGAGCTCCATAAAATGCTCGATCAGTACAGATTTAACGTTTTTGCTATTCATAGACGTTTTGGCAAATCATTTTGCATCATAAACCACCTTCTGCGCGCAGCGTTAATGGCAAATACAAAAGATAAAAATAAACCAAACTACAGACCAAAATGGCGCGGAGCCTACATATCGCCCAGCTATAAGCAGTCGAAGAACATAGCATGGGATTATTTAAAAACATTTACCGCAAAAATACCCAATACCCGCTGGCATGAGACAGAATTACGCTGTGATTTGCCTAATGGTTCAAGAATAACGCTGCTTGGAGCTGAAAACCCCTCGAGCCTCAGAGGAATTTACCTCGATTTTTGCGCGATTGACGAGGTAGCGCAGTGTCCGGCTAGTTTGTTCCCCGAGGTTATAAGACCCGCCTTATCTGACAGAAAGGGCAGCTGCGTGTTTATCGGTACGCCCTATGGCACAATGAACTATTTCTACGATTTATGGGAACAGGCAGCGACAACGAGCGGTTGGAACCGTCATATGTACAGGGCTGACGAGACAAACGTGCTTGATCAGGAAGAATTGGATGCTGCGAAGGCATCTATGACTGAGGAACAGTACAATCAGGAGTTTCTGTGCAGCTGGAGCAGCTCTGTTAGCGGGTCGATATATGGAAAAGAGATTGGAAAACTCGAGGATGAAGGAAAAATCACCGAGGTTCCGCATGATCCGCATCAATTAGTTAACACTTACTGGGATATCGGTGTCCATGATTATACGTCCATCATTATGGCTCAAATTGGCAGAGGCGGGGAAATTCGTGTTATCGATCATATCGAGGATCGGGGCCATGCTTTACCGCATTACAGGCGCTTGCTGGAAGAAACTGAATATAATTTTGGCGCGCATTATGGCCCGCATGACTTAACGGTTACAGAATTTGGCAATGGCATAACGCGCTTGGATGCAGCTGCGGAACAGGGCATACGGTTTCGTATTGTTCCGAGGATACCGATAGAGGATGGCATCCATGCTTGTAAGATGATGTTGCCGAGGTGTGTATTTGATCGCGTAAAATGCAAGCAGCTGTTGGCAAATTTAAAGCATTATCATCGTGCTTATGATGAAAAAGCGCGGGTGTTTAAGAACCGTCCTGTCCATGATTTCTCAAGCCATTCCAGTGACGCATGCCGTTACATGGCTACCGCAATAACTGAAATGCGCAATGATAAAACGCCACCGCAAATTTTTGCAGATAACCAATATAACCCATTTGAGGCGCACCCATGAGTTTTTTATTTCCAAAGCCAGCGACACCGGCTATGCCCCCTATCCCGCCTGTACCGCCCCCTGCGCCAATTGAAGCGCCAGACACGCGGGTTGAGGATGATTTGAGAAACCAGATTAAAAGACGTAAGGGAAGCAGCTCGACAATTATGTCGGGTTCGCAAGGATTAACAGCTGAGCCTGAGACATCCCCAATGTCTCTGCTTGGTGGAGCAAAGGAGACATAAAAATGGGAAGTGTTGTATCATCTGTTTTAGGTGGCGGTTCACCCGAGCCCCCGCCAACGCCTGTTCAGCCTAAACCAGCTGTCCGGCCCAGCGCTGTCGTTAATGTTGGCGATAAAAGCGGAGATAAAGCAGCTGCTAAAAAGAAAATCAGGCGGGGCGCGTATCGGCAAAGGATTCCTTCTACGGTTATGGGTCAAGAGCCAACAGCGCAAAAAAGTTTGTTAGGGCAATAGCTATGCCTTCTGGAAAAGGTACATACGGTTCTAAAATTGGACGGCCGTCAAAAAAAGCAACCCCTATGCGTAAAATGCCAAACATAAAAAGAAAACCGCCAAAAATAAAAAAAAATAAATAGATAGGTTGAATATGACAGAACCAGACGAGCAAGCCGTTGCGTTGCTAAAACAGCTGCAACAGCTCGAGCAGCAGCGCAAAACGTGGGAGAACCACTGGCAAGAAATTGGCGATTATATTATTCCGCGTAAAGCTGACGTTACGTTGAGCCGTACCGCTGGCGATAAGCGCATGGAAAAAATCTATGACGCGACAGCCATACATGCTGCCGAGTTGTTGTCGGCAAGCTTGCATGGCATGCTGACCAATCCGAGCTCGAAATGGTTTGACCTGCAATATCGCAACGATCAATTAAATGTTGACGATGAGGCCAAGGAGTACCTCGAGGGTCAAGTCGAGGTTATGTACAAGGCGTACCAGCGCTCGAACTTTGCAGAACAAATTCACGAGCTGTACCATGATCTGGTTACGTTTGGTACAGGCGTGATGTTAATAGAGGATGTTGAAGGTGATATACGTTTTAGCACTCGACATATTTCCGAATGCTTTTTGTCTGAGGACGAGTGGGGGCGGGTGGACACGGTTTTTCGCAAATTTAAAATGTCGCTGCGCGCAATGGCGAAAAAATTTGGCAACGATAAATTAAGTGAAAAACGTTTAGGAGAGTTATCAAAAGATCCTTATAAGGAAGTTGAAATTGTCCATGTAGTCATGCCCCGCGATGCCAATATGATCGCTTATGGCAAAAAAGACAGCATGAACAAGCCATTTAAATCGTGCTATGTCGATCCCGACTCAAAAACACTTTTGAGGGAAAGCGGGTTTGACGAATTTCCTTATGTGTGTCCCAGATTTTTTAAAGCAAGCCATGAGCAAAATTATGGGCGAAGCGTTTCGATGGTTGCGCTGCCGGATGTCAAAATGCTGAACGCCATGAGCGAGACAACGATCAAGGCTGCGCAAAAGCAGGTGGATCCCCCGCTGATGGTTCCTGACGATGGCTTTATGCTGCCAGTTCGCACCAAACCATCCGGCCTAAATTTTTACCGAGCCGGAACGCGGGATCGCATCGAGCCGTTACAGATTGGTGCGCAAAATCCATTAGGGCTGAATATAGAGGAGCAGAGGCGAAATCATATTCGTTCGTGTTACTACGTTGATCAGCTGTTGATGGGTCAAGGCCCACAGAAAACAGCTACAGAGGTGATCCAGCTTACAGAAGAAAAAATGCGTATTCTCGGGCCTGTTCTGGGTAGGTTAACAGCCGAGCTGCTTAATCCAATGACAAATCGGGTTTATAACATTTTAGGGCGTAACAACCAATTTGCCGAGCCCCCTATGATGCTTGAAGGCGGGGATGTTGATGTTGAATATGTCAGTCCATTAGCCAAAGCCCAGCGTCAATCGGATATACAGTCTGTTATGCAGATGTTCGAGCTGCTTTCGCCATTGGCATCAATCAATGCAGGGATTTTCGATCATTTCGACTTTGACGGTTTAATTCGTCATATACTGAAAACACTCGCAATCCCTGCAACGGTTACAAAGGGTGAGGGTCAAGTTGCCGAGGATCGTGAAAATCAAGCGATGCAGCAACAGCAAGCACAGGAAATGGCAGAGGTAACCCAGATCAGCGAGGCTATGGGTTCAGCTGCTCCAATGGCTAAAGTGTTACAAAGCGATGGCTGACCAAGAGGAATTTCTCGAACAGAGACAACGGTTGGTTGACGCTGCAAAAGAAATTTTTAATGGCGAAGCTGGCGAAATTTTACTTGAGCAGATGAAAAAAAATTATGGTTTTTATTCGCCTAACTTTTCAACTGAGCCTCACGAGACATCTTATCGCGAAGGGCAACGCTCTGTTGTTCTGTATTTAATGCAATTAATTTCCGAGGAGAAAATTAAACAATTAGAAGGAGAATAAAAACATGGCAGATGAACAGGTAGCGGATGTCTCGGAAGAGGTAGCACCGTCTGTAGCGGAAACATCGAGCGATTGGAGAAGTATGCTTCCCGAAGATATTAGGGATCATTCAGCGTTATCATCGATCCATGATGTTCCAAATCTTGCAAAAAGTTTTGTAAACGCACAATCCATGATCGGCAGGGATAAGATTGCAATACCAAGCCAGCATTCTACACCCGAGGATTGGGATCAGGTGTATAACAAGCTGGGAAGACCCGAAGGCCCAGACAAATATGAAATGGAACTTCCAGAAAATACAGATGAAAAATTTGTCGGATGGTACAAAGACACCGCGCACAAACTTGGTTTAAATAATGCGCAAGCGCAGATGCTGGCAAACGAGTATGATTCTTTTATGCAAGCACATGCCGAAGCAAATACTGTTGATTACAAGGCAATACAAAGTGAACAATTTGACGCGCTAAAAAAAGAATTTGGTGGAAAATATGACGAGAATATGGCGCTTGGAAGTTCAATTGTAAGCGAATTTGGCGAACAGGAAATGCTCGAGCTGCCAATGGCAGATGGTTCCCGCCTTGGAGATCGGCCTGAGTTCATCCGCGCTATGGTGTCGATTGGAGAATTTATTAAAGAGAGAATTTCTGAGGATGCGTTTGAAGGCATAGCCAAAGGACAAGGCGGTTTATCGCCAGATGATATTACAGATCAGCTGGCAGAGCTCGAGGCTCCAAACAGCCCAATCTTTGATCCCATGCATCCACAGCATCGAGAATATACAGAAAGAAGAAAACGCCTTTATGAAGCTAAGTATCCCGAAGGCGGTTAAATCAGGGTAGCGGAAACGTCCTGTTGCTTGCTCTAAAGTAGAGCCGGTGATCGTTCCGAAAACGAAGGGTAGTCCAAATTGGGTAGCTGACCGAAATTTTTTTAAACTCAATTTAACTTAGGAGGTTTGATATAATGTCAAATCAAATAACTACTGCGTTTAGTCAGCAGTTCGGCTCTACAGTCGCGCTTCTGTCTCAACAAAGGGGTAGCGTGTTTCGGAACGCGGTTAGAAATGAAAGCGTAACTGGCGAGAAAGCTTTTTTCGATCAGGTATCCTCAGTTTCAGCTGTGAAAAGAACGACACGGCACTCCGACACTCCCCTCGTAGAAGTTCCTCATAGTCGTAGACAAGTTGTGATGGAAACCTACGAGTTTGCAGACTTGATTGATGATGCTGATATGGTTTCCACCATTGTTGATCCGACATCTGCATATGCTCAATCCGCAGCTGCTGCAATGAATCGTGCCGTTGATGACGAGATTATTGCTGCTGCAACAGGTACGAGTAAAACAGGCAAGGCGGGATCTACGTCTACTGATCTTGCTGCTGCACACATTATTGCGCACGGTTCAGCTGGGCTAACAGTTGCTAAATTATTGGCTGCAAAAGAGCAGCTTGATTTGGCTGATGTTGATCCATCTATCCCGCGTCATATTGCGGTAGCGCCTCAACAGATCAAAGACCTGTTGAACACGACTGAGGTCAAAAGTTCAGACTTCAATACCGTGAAAGCCTTGGCACAAGGTGAGCTCAATAGTTATCTCGGGTTCACTTTTCACATGTCCAATCGACTTGCTCTATCGAGCACCACGCGAACTTGTTTTGCATGGGCGCAAGATGGAATCTTGTTAGCTATTGGGCAAGATCAAAAATCTCGGATCGAAGAACGAAGCGACAAGTCTTTTTCTACGCAAGTGTACTACAGTCAAACTGTAGGTGCTACGCGCATGGAAGAAGACAAAGTTGTCTCTGTTCTTTGTACCGAATCTTAAAGGAGGGTTGAAAAAATGGGTACAGTTTATTCAGCTCAAAAAACTAAGTGGGATCAAACCGCTCCATCGGATATGATCAAGCCAAATGAAATGGCTGGTCGCGTTCGTATTGCTTATGGCCTTTATGAGGCATCAGCGGAGCAATCTGATATTCACATGTTTAATCTTCCTAATGGCGCGCGAATTATCTCAGGTGAGCTAGTTCACGATGCATTGGGATCATCTACAACAGCAAGTGTAGGTCATGCAGCTTATACTAACGCAGCTGGGACAGCAGTCGCAGCAGACGTTGATGAATATAAAGCTGCTGCTGCTTCCACTTCAATTACAACGGTTGCTTGCGCTGCGACAACAGCGCTTGGCAAATTCAGTGTAGTTGATGCTGATAAAAATGGCATACCTGTTACGGTTTCAATCGCTGGTGCTAACGGCACTGGTACGGTTGAGCTCGTAATGCTGTATGCTCTTGACTAACAGGATTGGGGGGTTTCGGCCCCCCATTTCTATTTGGAGAATCTAGATGGCATCTGACGTTGATATCTGTAACGCTGCGCTTAATAATATTGGTGCGACAAATATAATTTCGCTTACCGAGGACAGTAAAGCTGCGCGTGTTTGTAATCAGCGTTACCCGATTGTCCGAGATGCTGTATTTCGAACCCACCCTTGGAATTGTTTAATCCAACGTTTAGAGCTCGCACAAGGTGCTACGCCTAGTTATGAATATGCGTATAGTTTTGCGTTACCTAACGAGCCCTATTGCCTACGAGTTCTCGAGGTCGATGGTGAAGCAAGCGGGGTTACTTATGTTGTTGAAGGCCGTAAAATTTTATCGGATGAAGCAACCATGAAAATAAAATACATAGCGCGAGTTTTGGACGCGAATGAGTACGACACTTTGCTAATCGAGGCTTTAGCAGCTCGGCTTTCGAGCGAGTTAGCTTATCCCTTGGCAAATTCCACAAGCTTACAGGCGCAGTTGTTCAATATTTACGAACATAAGATCTCGGCTGCTCAATTTGTTGATGCGACAGAGGGAACGCCAGCGGAAGTTACGAGCACATATTTTACTGACGCGAGGCTGTAATGACAAAGGCAAGTTATGCCTTTAGCGCTTTTACAGCTGGCGAAGGATCGCCCAGATTAGAGGGCCGTTTTGATCTTAGTAAATATTTTTCAATGTGTTCGACATTGGAAAATTTTACAGTGATGCCTCATGGCGGTGTAAATCGCAGATCCGGCACAAAGTATGTTGCCGAAGTTAAAAGCAGCGCACTTTCAACTAGACTAATCGGTTTTGAATTTAGTACCGAGCAAACGTACATTTTAGAATTTGGCAATCAGTATATTCGTTTTATAAAATCAGGCGCGCAGATCCGCGAAACAGCTAAAAACATAACCGCGATAACCAAAGCCAGCGTAGCAGTCGTGACAAGTAACAGTCATGGTTTTGAAAATGGAGAAGAAGTTTTTATCTCTGGTGTTGTTGGTATGACTGAGGTTAACGAAAGAAGTTACAAAGTAGCCGATAAAACCACAAACACATTTGAGCTTCAAGATATGAGCTCTACAGACATTAATTCTTCCAGCTATACAACGTATGCATCTGGTGGAACAGCAGAGCGCGTTTACACGATTGCATCTCCTTATCTAACGGCTGAACTGTTTGAGCTGCAAGTAGCGCAGTCAAACGATGTTATGTACATCGTGCATCCAAACCATGCGCCTCGTAAATTAACGCGAACCGCTCATACAACATGGACGTTAACCGAAGTTGAGTTTGAGCTCGGCCCATTGATGGATGAAAACGCGACAACAACAACACTAACAGCTAATGGCTTAACCAGTTCAGTAACAATTACAGCATCAGCTGTAACAGGCATCAATAACGACACAGGTTTCCAGACTAATGATGTCGGACGTTTGATTAAAATGTTCGATGGCTATGCAAAAATTACAGCGCGCAATTCCACTACAGAGGTAGTGGCAACCGTTCAAACAAACTCTGATTTGCGGGCAGAATTATTACCTGCCTACACCGCTGCAACAATATCATTTAAAGAAGGTGATCCCGATAGCACTGGGTTAGAGCATAATGACAGAATTTTAGATTCGGATAAAAAGTTTGTTAGTGAAGGATTTAAAATTGGACAAAAAATTACAATTACAGGAACGAGCAGTAATAATAAAACATGCTTAATTGTAGGGGTTACCGATGACACAATTTTAGTTTCCCCCTCAGATGATTTAGCTGATGAAGCTGCCAGCTCGGGCAATACGTTAACAGGAACGATTGAGGCTAGTGACGAGTGGTCTTTAGGTGCGTTTTCTGCGCAAACAGGTTATCCAAGTACTGTTTGTTTTTATGAAGAAAGATTAGTTTTTGCCGGAACTACCGAGCAGCCCCAAACAATTTTCTTTTCGGAAAGTGGGGGGTTTGAACAGTTCAAGGAAGGCAGCGCGGATGGTGATGCAATGCGTTATACAATTGCATCGCAACAAGTAAATATTATTCGCTATTTACAGCCTTTACGAGTTTTAGTTGTGGGAACATCTGGCGGTGAGTTTGCTGCCAGCTCGAGTGCAACAGGGGAACCTTTAACGCCAACAAACGTACAAATAAAAAGACAGACAACGTATGGAGCGTCAAAAGTCAGCCCTGTGCAATCGGGTAATGCAGTTTTGTTTTTGCAACGTGCAAAGCGTAAAATTCGCGAGCTGGTTTATAATTTTGATGTCGATGGCTATATCGCGCCAGACATGACTATTCTTGCAGAGCATGTGAGCGAAGGCGGTTTTGATGATATGGACATCCAGCAAGAGCCGGACAATATTATTTGGGCGGTGCGCGCTGATGGTGAATTATGCGGATTAACTTATCGCAGAGAGGAGCAGGTTGTCGCTTGGCATCGACATAAGATTGGAGGATCGTTTACAGGCGTACATGGATCTTATGCCAGTGCATCTTATGATTATGGCATTGTGGAAAGCGTGGCCTCGATCCCGAGCGATTTGGATGAAGACGATGTTTATGTGGTGGTTAAGCGAACCGTCAATTCCGCAACCAAACGTTATATTGAAAAGTTGGCTCCGCTAAATTTTGGAACTGATGTTGCCGATGCGATTTTTGTAGACAGCTCTCTATCTTATACAGGTGTCAGTAACACTTTAAATGGTGCAATTAATACGACAGCAACAACTATAACGTTAACTTCAAGTTCTGATTTTTCAAGTTCTGGCGCTGTTAAAATTGGACAAGAAATAATTACTTATACAGGCAATTCATCAAATCAGCTGACAGGCTGCACAAGAACGGTTGCCGGATTGAATGGTTCACATGCGGATGACGCAACTGTAACGCAAGCGGTTATCTCGTTTACAAATTTACATCATTTAGAAGGACAGACAGTTTCAATTTTAGGCGATGGCGCAACGCATCCTGATCGTACAGTTTCAGCGGGAAGCATTACGTTAGCACGGTATGTAACAAAAGCGCATGTTGGTTTAAATTATCAATCTACATTGCGCACGATGCGCGTTGAGGCGGGATCAGCTGATGGCACAGCGCAAGGCAAAGTAAAACGTTTGCATCATGCCACTGTGCGTTTATATCGTTCTGTTGGCGTTAAAATTGGCGAAAGCGCAGCTGTAAATGATTTAATACCATTCCGATCTTCTGCCGATGAAATGGATCAACCAATTGCGTTATTTACAGGTGATAAGCAAATAGAATTTGACAGCGGGTTTGACACAGACGGTTTTGTAACAGTGATTCAAGATCAACCGCTACCGCTGACATTACTGGGTATTTATATTAGGTTGCAAACTTTTGACACATGAATAATACAGAAATTGTTCCATTTGTTGCTGCACATGCCCATGAAATTATGGAGCAGGGATTGCAGGTTGACGAGGGTCATAACTGGGCTGAGCAAGCTGTTATTATGGAAGAGGCAGGTTTTTGCGTAACCCTGTTATCTGATAATGAAGCTGTGTTATCGACAGGAATAATTCCGCTGTGGAAAGGGTGTGGAGAGGCGTGGCTTTTAGGTTCTAATACGATGCCGAAATATCCGATTACAATTGCTCGAGCGATCTATGAGTGTTTTTACGAGTGGGTTGACTCAAAGGATTTATGGCGCGTTCACGCAAATGTCCGAACAGATTGGAAAACGGCAATTCGTTTTGCAAAATTTATGGGTATGAAAGAAGAAGGTATTATGGAGAAGTTTGGGCCGGAACAGGCTGACTATTTTCGTTTTGCATGGGTGCGCACATGAGTTGGGCAGCAGCAGCAGCAGGGTTAAATGTCGCGGGTGGCATTATGGGATTTATGGGTAATTCCAAATCTGCCAGATCTGGAATTGCTATTGCAGAATACAATGCTAAAATACAAGAAAGAAACGCAAAAGTTTTTGAGCAAGACGCGGATCAGAAATTATTAATTAACGATTTGCAGACCGTTCGAGCTGAACAGGAATATTCGCGTTTTTTAAGTTCAGCGCAAACCAATTATAATAATTCTGGCGTGGTTTCTACTAGTGACACGCCTCTTTTGGTATTGCTTGAAAATGCGCGCCAAATTGATGAAGACCTAGCAACTAACGATTATAATGTGAAACTGGAAGCGCTTCAATCGCGTGAAAAAGCAACAGGTTTGCGCATGTCAGCCAACGTAACTCGGGCTGAAGGTGCAGCGCGTTCGCAAGCCTATCAAATGCAAGCTTATGGAAGTTTGCTTGGCGGTGCAACAAGAGCAGCTGGATCGATGAGGTTTGCATGAAAATACCAACGTATCGCGCAAAGGTACAACGCAGTGCTGAAATTGCTGCTCAGCCACTTAATGTGCAAGCAAATTCTGGAGCGTTTGAAGCTGTTGGGCAAGCTACTGCAAAATCTTCACAATTTTTTAACGCTGCTGCGGATTGGGCTGTAACTGAACAAAAATTACAAAATGCTACTGAGGTGGCAAAAGGTGAAAGGGCGTATCAAACTAAACTTGAAGAAATACAAACTGACCTTGAAAAAAACCCGCGTTTTAATTCTAAACCGGAAATAATTAACAACGCATTTAATCGAAGAGCTAAATCTGCAAGAACTAAAATTGCAGGAACAGTTGTTGGCACTCAAGCCAAAAAAACATTTACAGCAAATTCTTTTGCTGCTGCTGATACTCTACGATTAAAGATTAAACAAACAGCGCGTGTTCGGCTTACTGCCGAAACGATTACTGAACAATTAACAGAAGCTGAAGTGATTCGCCAAAACTTAGGCAACCTTGATCCTGTGCGAGATCAATTAGCTTACCAGCAAAATTTAAACAAATTGTTTGGTAATGAAAAAAAAGGCGTAAAGGGTATTTATCAAAATTTAGTAGATCTAGGTCATTTAAACGCTAAACAAGCTTTTGAGTATGAAAAAAACGATAGAAATATTATTGATAACTTGCAGGTTGATAAACGGCTGCTTAACGCCAACCAGATGTCGTTAGAGAAAGAAGATATTAAAAATGGTGCAGCAGCAAAAGCAGCGCGCCAAGTATTATTAGATTTACAAAGTGGAAAGATAGGAAAAAATTTAAACGTTCAAACGCGACAAGACGCAATGGAACGTACAAATAATTTAATTAATCAGCTGGAAAATGCGCGGATTCGAGAAGTTGCGCGCAGGGATGCTTCTGCAAACAAGAGAAAAACAGCAAATCAAAAAATTAATTTTGGTGTTTTTTTAAACAGAATAATTGCTAAACAATTAAATCCTAATGATCAAACACGTACTAAACCAAGTATAGCCGAAATTAATAAAGCGTTGTTACTTCAAAAAATTACCCCAGCCAATGCTGAAAAACTAATTGCTTCATTAAATGATCAAGACGCGCTTGTTACTGATAAAAAGTTTTTTGGAGAAATTTTAAAAGGTATCCGAGAGGCAGATAATAAAACTGAAATTGATGCATTAGTTAAAAAAGCTTACGACAATTATGGGCCAACTTCTAAAACTCCATTAGACCAAGGCCAAATAGATCGTATTGTTCAAACAGCTGAACAATTTGTAAAACAAACACCTCGAGCAAAAGCTGCAAAGAAATATGGTGATCTTTTAGATGCGCTAGTGCAAGCAGAAGGTGTACTTGATAAAATTATGGGCGGTGCAAGTAAACGCGCTGCGTTGGTACTTTTTAATTTTGAAGCAAAAATAACTGAAACGAGTATAGATCCAAAAATTGCGTTTGAACAAGCAATTGAGGAGTTTGGGGTAACTAGCAAAGTAAATTTAAACATGATTCCAAAACTTCAATTTTTGCCAGCGTTTGAAGCAGATGCACAATCTTTAGGTATGGGAAAATCTTTGTCTGAATGGACTGTTGAAGATGTTGAGGAAAGCCGTCAGCTAACTTTAAAAAATTATAAAGGCAAGCCTATGTTGCTCGGTACTGAGTTGTTTAAATTAAAAATGCTCGGCAAATACATTGAAACTAAAAACCCAGCGGTAAAAGCTGCACAAGAGCGTGCAGCTAAAGATTTGGAAAAGGCAAATTGATGATACTAGTTGAAACTGATGAAACAAAAGATTTGCTTGGCCTTAAAGAACCTGCGCCCGCTGTTTTGCCACCAGAAGCTATTAAAGCAATTCAAGATGCCGGTTACCGTGAAGACATTGTTATGGGTGATGATTTAGACATAGATCTAAATACTGAAACAGAGCGCCCCTACCAAGTGACGGAAACGACTCTTCACAATAATCAATTATGGATTGATAGCGCAAAAGCTTTAATGCCTTTATTCCTAAAAAATAAATCAACCCCAACCAGCCGATATGCAAAAAAATATTTTGGCGCTGAAGAAGATTCAGAAATAGAAATAAGTGATCTTGAGGCTTCCCAATGGGGCATCGAACTTATGGGGCAGTTTAATTGGAATTTAACCGATATGGTGCAAATGGCGCTTAAAATGCAAGATGCGCCAAAACGTCAGCGTTATGCGTTTTATAATTTAATGCAGTCTTACGAAAAATTACCCAATTTTACTTATGATGGTTCAGTTCGGATGATGAAGGGTTTGTTGTCAGATATAACTACATATGTTGGGGCTGGAACATTAGGCTATGGTTTAGCTGCAAGACATTCTGCAAAATTTGCAGGGAAAAAAGGCATTAAAAATTATTTACGCGCTACCTTGCCAGCATCTGTTGTTGCTGGAATTGAAGGAGGCGCATATTCCTCGCTTGATGATGCGATCCGGCAAAATGTTAAAATAGAAGCAGACCAGCAAGACGAGTTTTTGTTTGGACAAAATCTTTTAGCAACAGGAGCTGGCGGGGCAGCGGGAATGGGAGTAGGTTTAGCTTTTCCTAAAGTTGCTGAAATAGGTTTTAGCGCAGCAAAAAAAGGTTTAGAAACATTTCGCGCTGGACTTGATAACATGGTTTCAAACGCGAAATCAGGAACTTTTAATACAGGCGTTGGGCCTGTAGATACGAATGTTACAAAAAAAATTGATGTTCAAAACCGTGAAGTGCGTGAACGCAAACAGATAAAATTATCAGATGAAGATCGTGCAACGATTAATAAATTGTCGAGTGAAAACACAATTCCAGCAAAAGAGATTGAGGCAGAATATCGAAGATTAAAACAATTGTATCCCGAGCGCGATGGGTGGCAAAAATTTACAATTGCAGACGTAAAACGAGACAGATCAAAAAATTTAGACATTAAGGTGCAAAAACAAGCGTATGGGTTTAATAAGCCAAAGGGCGCAAAGCAAGCACCTGCTGTGCCAGACCGAAAAATGGTGGATACGTCATCAAACAAAATGGTTGATGAGGTTGCAGCCTTATACAAACGTGCGGAGGGTGGAGACAAAGCAGCGCAGAATATTATCGAACATAAAACATGGTACTCAAATATGCGCAATCAGCTGCGCGCAGAGTTTGGATCAATGGCGGATGTTTTTGCCGATGTTATTGGGGCTACGTCTGCGCAAACGAATGTTCGGCAAAATTGGGAAAATTCAATCGAGGTGATGCAAAAGTTTTCTCGCGGAGATTATGACGATGCTCTTACGAGATTATCTGAATGGTTAGAGAGTGGGCGCAAGTTAGGTTCCGGCAAACCAGAAAATGATGGTTATGTTGATTTGCATATGCGCGTTCGCAATGAAGCGAAAGCAAAAGGCGCTACTGATCAAGAAGCGTTTGATGCGGGTCAGGCTGCTTATCCACTTATAACAAAAGATAATGGAAAGCTGATCAACGCGAACAGCCCCCAGACGATGCTGGCACTGCTTGATTTGTTTCGAAATACAACAACAGGTGGAAGCCCTAAGACGTATAATTTTACCGGCAATCTTATCGGCTATTCTGATTTGGCAACAATTGATGTTTGGGCGGGTCGTTTTTTACAAAGGATATCAGGAGGCAAAAGATTAATACCAAAAGCCGAGCAGGGTGTCTCTGGAAAGTTTTTAGCTGACAGCGACAAAGCAGGTGGCGAGTTCGGTTTTGGTCAAGAGGTTTTTACTCAAGCCTCGAGAAAACTAAAACAAAGAGGAATCGAACTGGCAGATGACGATCTGCAAGCTGTAGTCTGGTTTATGGAGAAAGAGCTGTGGGCGCAGAAAGGTTACACCACGCGAGCTGGTGAGGGTGGTAGTCTTGAATTTGAAGCTGCGTTAGCCGGAGCTCCAGATCAAGAAGCGATTAAAGCTGCGCGAAAAGATGTTGATACTGATCCAAGCTTTCGACAACGAGAACAAATTAAAGCTGAGCTTGCAGACCCAAAAGCTACAGAAGATTTTAACGTTCAATCAGCAAGGCTTGCCGAGCTCGATGGGTTTATACAAGCAAAGACACCTGTTCAAAAAAGAAAATGGGTCATGGAAAATTTAGGCATTGAAGACCCGAATTTAGCTGATGAGCAAGTTGCTGCGTTGCGACAAGAAATTGGGCCAATAAAACGTGCAGTTAAAAAACGTGAAAACTTACAGCCACGATTGGATCGGTTAACTCAGAAACAAGAGACAGCGGTTGCCGAAGGCGAAAAGCTTTTACAGGAAAGCCAAGCGCCTGTCAGGCGATTTACAGCTGGGGCATCCCTCGACACAGAAAAGAAAATAGCCACTGATGTTGAAATGAGTGACGCGCAAAAACGTTTAGTCGCTCCTCTCGAGCCAGACCCATCAGTCATTGCCTTTAAAAATACCTCAACGATTGGGCGATATATTGATCCTGAGAATGAGGTGTTTGATGAACGTGCTTTGGATTTCGAGTACGTTACCCGCCAAGACCACAACCCTGACGAAGTTGTAAAGCAGCTCGTTCAAGAAGCCAAGGATGCTAATCAAGAGAGCACATTTTTTTCTGAGGTTGTAAAGCCAAATACAGTTGAAGGCGCAAACGGTGGTATGGAAATTTATTTTAACCGTACTCTTGAAAAAGAGGATGTTGATAAACTTATTGGTTATATTAATAAACAAAACTTAGGCGTGGGGTATACTTTCGCAACAGATTTTAGATTTGCAGAGCGCACCAGTAAGGGCGCGGATGTAGGCGATTATGTTGGTTTGCGGATGCAGTACATTCCTGAGTTTGGTGGGGGTAAAAAAGGAATGCTTGAAGCTAGAGACAAAATGCAAGACCTTGTTGAACAAGCGCCAAAAGATATGGACTTTATATCAAATATACGATACGCTGAGTTTGATACGGAAGTTTTTTTCCGAGACAAAGGAGATTATGATGCCGAGCTTACAGGAAGTTTACGACAGAGCCGTAGAGCGCGCTGGAGAAGATAGCCGTTTTGCCAAAGCAATCAAGCTGCAAATGGAAGCGGAAAAAACTGAGGGTCAAAGCACCGAGCGTTTGTTTATGGGTGGTGTCGGTCAGAAACTACAGGAAATGAATAAATAAATTAAATTAAAAAGTTACGTTAACCAACGGCCTTTCGGGGCCGTTTTTTATTGGAAAATTCATGGCACTTACTGACGTAGAAGAAAAAGCAACCAGCTTGCTTTCGCAAGGGGGAATGGAAGCCCCTGCGACTGTTGGCCCATCCGAGCCAGAACCTGTACAAGTTGCTGGTCTTGGTTCGGTGTCAAGTCGATTATCTGCAAAAGCAGCTCGGGCAATGTTCGGCAAGGGCGGGGGCATTATGGAAAAGAGCCGACAAAAGGCTCGAGACATACAAAACCAGCCAGCTGTTAAAGAGCAGCCAGAAACTGATGATCTTGGTAATATAATTCTGCCAGAGGAAGAGTCAGTTCCTGTTGCACCCGCAATTAAAGAACCGCCAGCAAAAGAAAAGATTGTTGAAGAAGTTGAAGCAAGCCCAGTACCAGAAACACCCGAGCGATTTATTAGAGCGGATCCTTACGACAATTATATTAAAGTAGGTGATGAGGATATTGATTTTGTAATGACAGCTCCCGAGCGCAGGGATGAGCTGCTTGGTTCTGGCATGACAGATTTCAACGCTGCGAATTTACCAGATGAAAATGGTATTCAAGAGCGGATGGAACAAATCTCAAAAATGTATCCAAAAGAGATTTCTGAAAGCCGAAGGAAAAAAGTCACTTTCGCAGCAGCTCGACAAGTTGCCGATTTGGTTGGTGCTAATCCAAAGAAACTGCGCGCAGTAGCCGAAGCCGTTCTTAACAGGCGCAGGGGTGAGGGTATTAATGTTGAGGGCATGGGCATGATGGAAGCAATGCTTGCTGCTCGAGATTTAGTTGTTAGCGAGGTTAGAAAATTAGACGGCTTAGCCAAAAGCGCATTAAGTGGTGAGCCTGTTGATCTCGCAACGTTTCGACATCAAATGGAGTTTGTTGCGAACCTGCAACGTCAGGTTAAAGGCGCAAAGACAGAGTATGCGCGCACCTTATCAGGCATGCGCATTACAGCTCGAGCAGGTTCAACCAATCCGCATATTGCTCAAAATGCAGCTGCAAAAACAGACATGGATCTGCTAGATATGTTGGATGGATTTGGTGGCGCTGAATCTGTGCAAGAGATGGCAAAACTATATTTATCACTCAATGATCCGGCTGCACGTTCGCGGTTTGCTAGAGGTCTTGGTTTGACGCGAAAAATTGGCAATGCCATGTACGAGGTTTGGCAACACGCGCTTTTAACTAATCCAATTTCTCAAACAAAAAATATTGTGTCAGGAATTTGGACAACGTTTATGGCTCCTAATCTTGAGCTGGGAGGTGCAGTTGCTATTGGAGCTGTGAGGCGTGGTCTTACAGATGCAACAGATACTGCAAAACTTTCAGATTTACAAGCGCAGATGTTTGGGCAAATTGTGGCTATTCGCGAGGCGATTATTGGATCGGGCAAAGCGTTTATGCAAGGTTCGATGCCATCGAAGATTGAAGGATCAGAGGCAGGGGCTTTGGGGGGTGCAGAAGGCACAAGACGTATTCCCGCATTCTCAGGCGAGGCGTTTGGGCAAGAAGGTGTAATTGGCACTGGTTTGGATGTGCTCGGAAATATTGCTACAGCTGGTAGGGTTGCTTACCGAACCCTCGAGGCAGGTGATACGTTTTTTAAAGTTGTTGCTAGACGCGGAGAACTTTACAAAAATGCAATGGTCGAAGGCCAAGCGCGAGGTAAACAAGGCGAAGATTTAATAGATTATATTGCAGAATATATTGCAGACCCGCCAGCTGAAATAATTAACAAAATGGATTTGCAAGCGAAATATGTAACTTTGCAAACAGAATTGGATGAGGTTGGAAAGGCAATTAATAAAATAGCGAAGCTGCCAATTCTTAGATATTTTGTACCATTTGTAAAAACGCCTTATGACGCAGCTAAATATTCTTTTATTGACCGTACACCATTGGGTGTAGCTTGGGGTTCAACTGGTGCAATGATGAGAGCTGGGGGAGCTCAAAGAGATGAAGCAATTAGTCGAATAGCTTTAGGCACAACCATTGGCATGGCAGCAGCAACAATGGTTTATACAGGAGACATCTCAGGCGGTGGCCCCAGCAATCGATCTTTAAGGCAAGCGCGTGTTTCACAAGGATGGCAACCTTACAGCATTAAAGTTGGTGGGCGGTGGCATAGCTATGCGGGGTTTGAGCCGTTGAGCTCTATTATCGGAGTTTGGGCTGACGCAGTTGAAATTTTATCGAGCACTGAATGGGATGACGATGATTTAACTCCGCAAGACGTTGTAGGCGCAGCGATTGCAGCAACTATGTACAACGCCAGTAACAAAACCTTCATGCAAGGCTTTGCAACAATGGCACAAGTGATCCAAGACCCCGACAGGTATACTGGCCCAATGATGGATAAATTTGGTAAATCATTTGTGCCTCGTGTTTTTGGAAATATTAAACGCACAGGCGTTAATATACCGTGGATTGAGCAATCTGTAATTGAGCCGGATCCTGTTATTCGGGATGCTCAAAATTTTATGCAAGATGTAAAGGCGCAAATTCCAAGTTTATCCGCAACATTGAAACCAAGCGTTGATAGATGGGGGCGCGACAAAGTTCGCGGGGTTGTGGGGGCAGATGGAAAACGTAATCTTGCACTTGGGCCAGACTTGTTAAGCCCTGTTTACATGCGGGATGAAAAGAAAAATATTGTTGACGAGGAAACGATCAGGTTAGGGGGCGTATATCTGCGTAACGACAGCCCAGATTTAAACGTTGATATGTTGCGTGAGCCCATAACTTTGTCAGATGACATGCGTTATTTTCGCAATCAGATGCGAGGTAAGATTGGTTTTGAACAATTGAAACAATTTATCGCAAGTGACCAATATCAAGATCTTATAAAAATGTCTGAAGCTGCCAGAACATCAGGAAAAAGAAACGAAAAACTAGACGAGCTTATGAAAAATAAAATTCGCAGTGTTTATCTAGACGCACTTGAATTAGCAGATCGAGAATTAGTTGCGCACCCAGTTTATGGGCCACCTTTACAAAATTTAATTGAAGCAATGGCAAGGGATCAATCAACCGCAGATGGGATAGGAATAAGATAATGACAGTTTCCACTACTACTACACTCGCCAGCGCATCTGGAAATGGGAGCACTCATTCATTTGCGTATGGGTTTAAGATTTTTGCTGACGCTGATTTGCAAGTTATAATTAGATCAAGCGCGGGCGCAGAGACAACAAAAACTCTTAACACACATTATGTTGTTACTGGTGCAGGTAGTGCCAGTGGGGGCAATGTGTTGTTCAAATACAATACAGGTTCGAGCAGTGACGCGCATTATTCAACGAGTGATTATAGACCTGCGTCTGGCGAGACAGTCATAATTAAACGTGTGCTCGGTCTAACTCAAAGTACAGATTATATTGAAAACGATACATTTAGCGCTAATGATCACGAAAACGCTCTTGATCGGTTGACATTTATTACGCAGCAGCTGCAAGAGACAGCTGATCGAAGTTTTAAAGTTTCAAGCACCAATTCGATCACAACGCCAGAGTTTACAGATAACGCATCTTCTCGAGCATCTAAAGTTTTAGGGTTTAGCTCGGACGGTAATAGTTTAGCTGTTGTTGATAGTATAATCTTGCCAACCAGTTTAAGCAGTGCTGCTGGAAAAATGATTCGCGTAAATTCTGGTGAAACAGCTTATGAGTTTCAAACCGCAGCTCAAGTGTTTACAAATCTGTTAGCTACCGAGGGCAATGGTATGATTGCCCATGCTGGCAGTGGAGCTGCCGAACCTCGAACTATTACAGGCACAAGCAATCAGATCACGTTGACCAATGGTAACGGTGTATCAGGCAACCCAGTTGTTTCTATTCCTGATGCTATCACATTTACTGGAAAAACGGTAACTGGTGGTACATTTTCCGCAATGACTTCTAGCTCAACCCTAGCCTCGATGGGTTCGGCTGATCTTAGCATTGCGTCAAAACAATATGTCGATCAAGCCTTAGCTGGGATGCGCACCAGACTTACCGTGCGAGCTGCAACCACTGCAAACGTAAACCTGTCAGGCGGTGGAATTGCCAACGGAGTAACAATCGATGGTGTATCACTAAGTACAGGAAATACGGTACTCGTAAAATCGCAGTCAACTAGTGCTGAAAATGGGCTCTACACAGTGCCATCGAGTGGGGCTGCAAGTCGATCAACTGAAGCTGATACATGGGATGAAATCATAGGGCAGCTTATTTCAGTGCAAGAGGGAACAGCAAACGCTGACGATCTCTATTTAAACACCTCAAATTCTGGTGGCACTTTAAATTCAACAGCTATTGCCTACACCAAGGTTTATCCGGGATCGGGTGGTACAGTGACAAGTGTAAGCACAGCTGGCCTTGCTAGTGGCGGTGAGATAACAGGCTCAGGAACGGTAACGGTTGCTATAAATAGCCAATCAGCATTAAGCGCTTCCCCAGCAGCTGCCGATCAGTTTGCAATTTACGATGCGGATGCAACCGCACATAAGAAGATTACCACCACTGAATTATTTGGCGCAGCTGACCTAACCGCTACAGCTCGAGAATACACTAAGACTCAAAACTTTAACATGACTACATTAAGCGATGGCGCGAACATCAGCTGGGACTTGTCACAAAATCAAGTTGCAACAGTCACGCTGGCTGGCAACCGCACCCTTGATGCCCCGAGCAATCAGGTAGCTGGGGCCACATATATCTTAATTGTCAAACAGGACGGCACAGGATCAAGGACGCTGAACACAAGTGCGTCAGCCTATAAGTGGCCCGCTGGGACGGAGCCAACCCTGACGACAACTGCTAGTGCAGTCGATATTTTGACGTTTGTGTCAGACGGCTCGAGCATGTTTGGCGTGGCTCAATTGGCGTTTAGCTAATGTTTACATTTCCAATCACAATGCTGTCATCGGCAGATGGCAGTTACACAATCTCTAATGCACTTGCATTTAATCGATCTGCTGACGAATATTTACAACGTGCCATATCTGGATCATCCACTTTAGCTACAAAGGGGACATTTAGTGCGTGGATAAAACGGACTGTTTTGGGAACCGCAGCTCAAGGTATATTTGGTGCCAACAATGGTACGGCTGGTGGAAGTGGTGGGCATGATGTAATCACCTTTAATGCAAGTGATCAAATAAATATTTACCTTGCAGCTGGTCAAGACGATGTAACATGGTCGCCAAAATTTACCGATACCAGCAGTTTTTTCCATTTTTGTGTTTCCATTGATACGACACAGGCCACCGATACAAATAGAATAAAGCTCTATGTAAATGGAACACAAATTACGGACACATCCTCTGCTAACTGGCCTGTTCAAGATCAGGTCATGCGAGGATTTGCTTATGCAAGTGGAACAACCACTCAAGTAATAGGGACAGATATGAACCACTCTAGCACCTCTTCTCGAAATGAAGCAGGTTTTATTTTAGGTGGAGACTGCATTTGGGTAGACGGCTTGGCCTTAACCCCTTCTTCTTTTGGCGAAGTTAATGAAGGCACAGGAATATGGGTTCCAATAGAACCATCAGTTACTTATGGCAATCATGGTTTCCGATTACAATTTCAAGGATCAGATGTCGGCACTGATACAAGTGGTGAAGGCAACAATTGGACAGCAAAATCTACTTTAGGGACAAATAGTGTTGTTGTTGACACCTGTACCAACAAAGATGACGAAGCCGTTACTTTGTATCCAGCGTTAAATCCATTAACTAAAAACTCTACAATAAATTTAACAAATGCAAATTTGACCCACACAGGTACTGATGCTGGAGTTGACACAAATACCAAAGTTAATTTTCCGCTTCCTTCTACTGGTAAGTTTTATTTTGAATTTGTAGCTGGTGGGTCTTCTGGATTGTATTTAGGAGTTGCTGTAGGAAGTTGTGCAAATAACGAAAGTGGCAACGGTGCGAACAAAGGTTTTTTGTATAATCAATCGAATGGTAAATTGTATGCAAATCCCCTTACTGCTGGTAGTGGCGATGCTTATGGAGATACTTGGACAACCAATGATGTTATAGGTGTTGCTATTGATATGACCAATGGCGGTGACTTGTGGTTTGCTAAAAATGGTACATGGCAATCCTCGGCAACTGCAAGTGAAATTGCTGCTGGTACAACGACAAATGCAGCCGTAACAAATATGCCTACAAATACGACAAACGGACGCAGTTACGATGGGTCAGGGTTATTTGTTGCTATAGGTGATAGTTCTGCAAGTGGCACTGGAACACTCAGGTTTGCTTCAAGCTCATGGACAGGAACAGCACCTACAGGATTTGGAGAGTTAACTCAAACAGTAACAGGGGTAGGAAACTACGCAAGGATAAACCCAGAGGCTGTCAATATTGCCGGAAACAGTGATGTTACACTTTCTGCTGGCAATCTAAAAGCTGTGTATGTAGCTGACCATGCTGCTGAGTTTTCTATTGCTCGATTAACCAGTGGTAAATTTTACTGGGAGTTAACTAATCAAACAAACCAAAGTGGTTCAACTGGTGTTATCCAAGGCAGTTATTACGGAACTTTAGACAGGTCTGCAAATTTAAACTCTACTGGAATTTATTACTATAATCCATCAAATGGACAAAAAATGAAAGATGGTTCGGGGACATCTTATGGAAATGCAGTCGGGGCTAATGACACTCTCCAAGTAGCACTAGATTTAGATAACAATAAGATTTGGTGGGGCATCAATAATACTTGGCAAAATTCTGGTGATCCAGCCGCTGGAAGCAATGCCGCATATACGGATTTGACAGATACGGACTACACGCCTGTTCTTGGGTATGGAGCAGCGTATACATCTATTTTAAACACAGGACAGAATGGATTAAAATACTCCCCACCCAATGGATTTTCTACGTTGAATACATCTTCTATGACAGCGTGTGCTGTTGACAATGCAAAGGAGCATTGCGCAGCTGTAAAATACGCAGGTACAGGAAGCGAATTAGCCATTACGTCTTTAGATTTTCAGCCAGATTTTGTATGGATTAAAAGTACGGACGCAACAACAAATCATTTTATTTACGATGTTGTTCGCGGTGTTACAAAATCAGCTGCAATTGAAAGTTGCCCAGCGCAATCAACAGATGCACAGACGTTAAAATCGTTTAACTCAAATGGATTTACTCTAGGGACAGATACGAACGTCAATAATTCTGGTGCGAATTATGTGGCTCTATGTTGGAGGGCGGGCAATTCTGCATCCACAGTTTCGGGAGGTATGACTAAAACTTCTGACTCATCGACAACAGATATTGAACGAAGTGTAAACGCAACTGCGGGATTTTCAATAATATCGTTTACAGGTAATGGCTCTGCATCAACCTTACAACATGGGCTGGGGGTTAAACCAGCGATGTACTGGTTGAGGCGTTTAGATACGGCTGCTGCTTGGATGGTTTGGCACAGGGACATGTCAAATCCAGATAGACGTTATTTAGTTTTAAATAATGACTCTGACCCTGACGCGAATATTTTTAGTGATTTGCGCCAGTGGGGAAGTTTACCAACAACTTCTGTGCTAGGGGTAGGCACTCACATCTACAGCAACCCTTCAAGTCAGCCTGTAATTTGTCACGCATGGAGTGAAGTGGAGGGCCATTCCTCTTTTGGAAAATATTCTGGAAATGGAAATGCGACAGATGGCGCCTTTGTGTACACAGGTTTTAAACCATTTTTCATACTGATACGCGATTTAACCAGCACTGGAAATTGGCGAATGTATGATAATGCTCGTTCAACTTATAATGATGCAGATGCGTATTTACGAGCAAATACACTTGAGGTTGAAGGTACTTCAGGTGGGGCGATTTCGATTTTTTCAAATGGTTTTAAAATTCGTAACTCAGACAGTGAATGTAATGCCAGCGGTGAAACGTATCTTTATGCTTGCTGGGCAGAAAGTGCCTTTTCTTCAAACAACAGGGCAAGATAATGGCTACGCAACTAAACAAAAGCTACGGAGCGCAAATCGCGAAAGATTTAAATAAGCTCTCGGCTCACCTGTTGAAACATGAGGCCGTCTGCGAATCACGGTATACTATGATCTGCGCTCGGCTTAAAAGAACTGAAAGAGTCTTAATGTCAGCAGCTGGTGCAATCATTCTACTGTTAGCAACTTTAGTTTTAAGGGCATAACATGGAATTCAAATATTTAAAAATCTGGGGGTTAATGTGCTTGGCGTTTTTCGCTGGGTTCATCCTTGCAAGTCAGGTAACTTTTTAAAAAATGGATCCTGTCACTGTAGCAGCTGCTATCAGCGCCACCAGACTAGTGTTAAAAGGGGCTAAAGATATTAGCTCGATTGCGTCATCTATGGATGCGCTGCTCCATGCAAAAGAGGCGCATGAAAAGAACAGATCTGAAAAGCCAGCCGATACAATAGCTGAAAAAAACCAAAATATTCTTCAGCAACGTACCCATGACGGTGGCGAGGAAGATGACCTGTCAACTATTGTGAATGAAATTGATGCTCAAAAAAGAATGGAGGTCGAACTTAAACACCTTGAAAATGAAATTAATAAACGGTGGCCTGTCGCTCAAGGTGAAAAGAAAACGTGGACAGTTATCCTAGAGACAAGGGAGCAGCGCAAAAAAGAAAAAGCAGAGCGGATTGAAAAGCAAAGGCTAGCAGCAAAAACAAAAAAAGAGCGTGATCGTGTTTTTTGGCATAAGGTTTTGATTGAAGGCAGTAAGGCTGTTGTCATTCTCGTTTGTGTTGGTTTAATGACATGGTTTCTCTGGTGGGCATCCACAGCTCCGAAGATTAGGTGACGTTGTGACCACAAAGATAAGCGATAGCACTAACGTGCAGATGCCTATGAAGACCGTAATTTCACTATTGATAATTGTGAGCTGCGGGGCTTTAGGCTACGCAAAAATTATCGAATCGATTAATAAATTATCGACAAAAGCTGCTTTGCAAGAGCGAGATATTGCCAGCCATGTTGCATCCTTGAAGCTCGACATTGATAAGAACACAACCTTTCGCATTGAACGTCCTCAGTCGCCAGCAGTTAAAGAAGCCTTCATGCTGATTGAGCATATCAGCGGTCAGTTAGAAAAGCTGACAGCAAAGGTTGAGGACAGATCAAACAACAGTGTCAACATTACCCGATTGCAGACTGACATGATGGAAGTACGAAGCGCAGTTGAAAAATTAAAGGATGCCCAAAGGCATCTACAAATCAACGGTAAGTAAAATGGAAACATTTGTTGGTTTCGTACTTTACCTGTATACAACAGCTGGGAGCTTGCTTGAATTTACTCCTCGAGACAGTCTTAGTGATTGTTTAAAAACTAAACGCATTATTGAAAGATCAGACCCACCGCGTGGGAAAGAAAGATGGATATGTCGCAAAGGGAAACTGCTTTTAAAAACAATTGACGGAAAGCAATACCCTGTAAAAATTATAGTGGATGATTAAATATGGAAATTGATGGCAAGTTAGGAATGCAACTGGCAATTATGGCCTCAACTGTCATTGCGGGTTATGCAGTAGTTAAGTCAAATCTTAGCAGAATTATGGAAGATTTTGAGTCTTTTATAAAAAGGTATGAAAAACAGCGAGTAGCGTGGGATGACCGCCTTGATGATGCAGAAGGCCAGCGCATGGTGTTCGCAAGTCAAATTGAAGTGTTAAAAGAAATTAATTCAGTTCCAAATCTTGAGTCTAAAAATCGAGAGTTAGCCACAATCCAAGCTGAATTAAAAGTTCTTCAAGCTCAAGTTAATCATTTAAATGAAATTCATAATTCTAAACATCCAGTAATTGGAAAAAATTAATATGAAATTATTACTAGTTTGTTTGCTGTTAATTTTAACATCATGCAAAACAACCATGCCTGTCGATTGGTCAAAAATGTTTTGGACGCACCGTGACATGCAACAGCAAGAACGCGAAATCAAATGCACTCATTATCCAGACACATGTAACCTTTTTAACAAATAGGAAAATATCATGTTATCACTTTTGTCAGGGGCTGTTGGCCTCATGGGCTCTGTTGTGCCGAGCCTTGTAAAACTTTGGACACAAAAATCTGATCAAGCACATGAGCTCAATATGATTAAGGCGCAAGGGGATGTGCAAGCGAAGATCGGTGCAGCTCGGCTTGAGGAAACTAAGGTGCAAGCCGAAGCAGAGCAGATGAAAAGCATTTACCGACACGATGCGCAAATGGCGAAGAAGGCAGCTCCTTGGACATCCACGTTGTCGGCAAGCGTTCGGCCTGTCGTTACATATATAGTTGTGTTCACTTGGGTTGGCCTCGAGGTTGTTGCAGCGTTAGCAATTTATAACAGCGGAGCTGGCGTGGTCGATGCGATTGAGGCAGCTTTTTCCGAAGAGCTACAATCGCTGCTGAGTCTTATTATCGCTTTTTGGTTTGGCAATAGGTCACTTGAGAAGATGAGTAAATGATTAATGATGAATCGCTGGATCTAATAAAAGAATATGAGGGGTTAAGCCTCACAACTTATCTTTGTAGTGGAAATTATTGGACAATTGGATTTGGAGCGATATATGCGATTAATGGTGAGCGCGTTAAAAAATCTGATCCGGCAATTACCGAAGCACATGCGACAGAATTATTGCGTAGAGATGTTAATATCGCATATCGATCGGTGGCGCGACTCACTGCGCCATACACCGAGGATCTGACAGATAATCAGATGGGAGCTCTTACCAGTTTATGTTTTAACATTGGATCTGGAAACTTTCGAGCGAGCTCTGTGAGATCTAATATAGTGAGAGGAGAAATTGAAAATGCAGGGAAAAATTTCTGGCAGTGGAGGCGAGCCAATTCGCGAATTGTCTCAGGATTGGTCAGGCGAAGAGCTCGCGAAACGCAGCTCTACTTCAGTTGATAAACTTGCAGATTGCGGATGGTGCGGAGCAGTTACCCAAATTGTATGGGTGCATGGGCATGGACAGTGCATGTCATGTGGTCTAAATATTGCGCCATGCTGCGAGGGTGTGTGACCGAAATTTTGGAGGGTGACTTAGCTAAAAAACGTAAATAATTTTTTAATTGTTACAACAAGGGCCATCCTTTCGG